TAGTAGTGCTTTGTGGTCTATGGGCGATCCTATTAGGACAAAACAGGCGCTCAAGATTGGTATTGAAGCAACGAACAAAAATGGTGTTGTTTCATTAAGCGCAACTGTCGATAATGAGAATCGTGAAAGTCCGCCTTACACTTTGACTTCTACGATTGAGTGGCAGAACAATAGTCTTCAAACGGTAGGGTGGTCTAATTCTTCTGGCGTTGTTATTGGTTGGGGAACGACTGGTTATAGTTTGTACAAAACCGACGCGCAGCAATGGGGCAAGTATCTTGGCATAACTATTAATTCAAATTCACCTAATTTTGTAATTAATGGTTTGGAAGTCGAGCATGAATTAAGGGTGAGGTTCTAATGGCAAAGCCAATATCAGCCGTTCCTAACGTATTTCAGAACGCAACATCAACCATCCCGTTATCTCAGCTTGATGCTGACTTTACGTCGTTGGTTAATTCAATTAATGATTTGGCAAATGCTAATAACTTTGCCATTGATATTGGTACTGCAAATGCTGTTGTTTTAAATTTTCCGTCCGGCATTACGACTTCGACCCTGACAACAGGATTGTCGCTGGAGTTTCAGTCTGCCAATGACAACACGGGTGCAACAACGTTATTGCTCCAAGTAAATGGCTCCAACATTAGTACCGCCAAGAACATTGTTAGTGAAGATGGCAGCGCACTAACTGGTGCTGAGTTACGCGCTAATGGCATTTACTCTGTCATTTACAACGGAACAAGTTGGGTTTTGGCGGGTGGTGGCGGTGGTGGTGGTGCAGAAGCGGGTGGTGTTATTTATGAAAACAACACGACCATAAATGCAAACTACACAATCACTAACGGCAAAAACGGCATGAGTGTCGGAGCAATTACGATTGCAAGCGGTGTATCTGTAACCATTCCTACGGGTAGCCGTTGGGTAATTTTGTAAGGAAAAAATATGTCAACTCTTACTGCTGGAAACGTTACGGTTAGTTGTTCGCTATCTGCCGACACAAGCGGCAATTTAGTATTTCAGTCAGGCGGTAATGTAACCGCGTTGACGATTGATTCCTCGCAGAACGTGGGGATTGGTACGAGTTCGCCAGCTGTAAAACTAGATGTTGTAGGCGCTTCAGGAATTCGAGTTAGATACGATACATCCGGAAGTGCTTTTGTCTTCTCACAGCCTGTTGCAAGTGGAGGGGATGGTTATATTGTCAACCAAGCAAATAGTAATATTATCTTTGGTACAAATAACACCGAACGCGCCCGTATCACCTCCGGCGGGTACTTTAAGGCGAGTGATAATGGCGTATACAACAATGCAACAGCGTCTTATCATGAATTTAGAAACACAGCCAATAGCCATACGGTTTACATAAAAGCCGCCAGTGCTTCACAAGCCGTTGCGTCTTTGCTTATTGATGCTGATAGGAACACCACCAACGGTACATTTTTTGCAATTGAGTATTACAACAGTGGTGCAGCCGCTTCCAAATTTCGTGTAGCTGATTCTGGAAACGTCACCAATACCAACGGTTCTTATGGCACGATTTCTGATGCCAAGATGAAGACTGATATTGTGGACGCTGGTTCGCAGTGGGATGACATCAAGGCTATTCGGTTCCGCAAGTTTAAGATGGTAGATGACCCTGAACAGATTGTTCAGTTGGGTGTTGTTGCTCAGGAAATCGAGCTGACTTCCCCAGGATTGGTTGAAGAACACGCAGACAAAGATGCTGAAGGTAACGACCTTGGCACAACTACTAAGTCGGTCAAAACGTCTGTGATGTTGGTGAAAGCGGCTGTTGCCCTACAAGAAGCAATGAACCGTATTGAACAACTGGAAGCAAAAGTCGCCGCATTGGAGGCAGCATGAGCGTAATTATTGATGGTACTGCTGGCGTAACGTTTAACGACGCAAGCATACAGAATACTGCTGCTACTGGATTTGGCTTTAAGAACCGCATCATTAACGGTGCGATGGTGATCGACCAGCGGAATGCTGGAGCGAGTGGTACTGCTGGTGCATATACAGTTGATCGGTGGTTTTATGAACCATCCCAAGCAACCAAAGGAACATGGCAACAAAATGCTGGTTCGGTTACACCACCAACAGGATTCAGTAATTATTTAGGTTTTACTTCTAGTTCAGCCTATTCTTTATTGTCAGGGGATTACTTTAACTTTCAGCAAAAAATTGAGGGGTTTAACTTTGCTGATATGGCTTGGGGTACAGCAAACGCCCAATCAGTAACGCTCTCATTTTGGGTGCGTAGTTCTTTAACCGGAACTTTTGGTGGAACGTTACGAAATAGTGATACTAACTATTCGTATCCGTTTAGCTACGCAATCAACTCAGCTAATACGTGGGAGCAGAAGACGATAACTATTGCTGGTCCAACAGCAGGAACTTGGGTTGGTGCAACTAACGGCTTAGGGGTTTTGGTTGCATTTAGCCTTGGAACTGGAACGACATATAGCGGAACTGCTGGCGCATGGGCTGCTTCTAATTTATTGTCAGCCACAGGCGCGACCAGCGTAGTCGGAACCAACGGCGCAACCTTCTACATCACAGGCGTACAACTAGAAAAAGGCAGCACAGCCACCAGCTTTGACTACAGGCCGTATGGTACGGAGTTGATGTTGTGCCAGCGGTATTATTCTAGGCAAGGCATTTTTGGACGAGGCAATATTTCCGCTCATGTGACTGTGCCAATTAATGTAAACATGAGAACAACTCCATCAGTTACGACAATTTCAACATTCACAGCAGATGGTGCAGCTTATACAGTTTATACAGATGCGATAGCTACCAATAACTTTGATGTAAAAATAACTTGGACTGGTGGCGGCTCTACATCAGCATATTCAGCAGAATTTGGAGCGGCGGCAGAATTATGATCTACAAAATACACACAACAGAAATCGAAGGCATATGCCTTGGTTCAGTATTATTAGTTGATACTAATACTGTGATTCCATTCGATCCAGCCAACACGGATTACCAAGCGTATTTAAAGTGGGTTGAAGAAGGCAACGAACCGGAACCTGCTGATGAACCAAAGGAACAATCATGACATTAATTCTTAGTGGTACTGATGGTTTGTCGGATGTAGATGGCTCTGCTGCTACTCCTGCTATTCGTGGAACGGATGCGAATACGGGTATGTTCTTCCCTGCTGCGGATACCGTGGCTATTGCTACCAGTGGTACACAGCGATTTACAGTAAATAGTTCAGGAAATATTCAAACAGTTGGTACGATTTCTGTAGGTAACGCTACGCCTTCATCCTCTGGTGCTGGTATCACTTTCCCTGCCACGCAATCTGCCTCGTCTGACGCAAACACGCTGGATGACTATGAGGAGGGGACGTTTACTCCGACGCTTGCTTCTGGTTTTTCTGTTGCGCCTACGAGTTACTCAACTCAATTAGGACGATATACAAAAATTGGAAGGTTAGTGTTTATTGAAGTAGATATTGACCCAAATGGGGCAACTGCTAATGCAACCAATCTTTTCTTTAGTGGTCTTCCATTTGTATCAGCAGGATCGCCCTACGGAGCTATAACAATTGGCTTTCAAGGCGCTTTTGATACCAACTTAGGAGATACTCTTCTTATTGATTTGGGAGCTGTTAGCGTAACCATCTTTACGAATGCTGGTGGAGTTAGGCAAGGAAATGCCGCTAACGTAAATATCAACGCTAGGATTGTATTTTCAGGATGTTACGTTGTTTAACTATCTGCATTGGACTGATGCAGACGGACTTTGAAAGGAAACAGAAATGGCAATTGCTAAAGAAACCGTAGTAGATCAAATCACCGTTTGCGAGAATGGCATCGTGCTGTACCGTGAGGCTACTCGCATTATCGAAGATGGCAAGGTACTGACAAAAACATATCATCGTACCAGCCTAACACCAGGGCAAGACCTTGAGGGTCAGCCAGCTAACGTAGCTGCTATTTGCAATACCGCATGGACACCTGAAGTGGTTGCAGCGTATCAAGCACAGCAAGCGGCTTTGGAGGCTAAATAATGAGCGTTCCATCAGCATTTACCGTTACGGGTAATACCGTAACAATTACAGCCGCAACATCATATCCTCCTGCTGCACAAGTAGCTTCTGTAACGCTAGGTGGAAACCAGTATCGAATTATTAACTCATCTTCAGATACAGGATGCTTTTTGTCTTTCTCTCAAGATGCGGCAACTGCACAGACAAACTGCGTAATTCCTACTGGTAGTGGTGCTAATAGCTCCCGTGTTTTGTATATATTGCCAAACACAGACGAAATCTTGTCGT